TTCACCAATTTTTATATCTGTGTCTAATAAATAAGAATTTTTAATGGATACAGCATCACCTGAACCTAATAAAGTTCCTGATGCTATAGGTAGAACTACAACAGCACTACTACTTGCTGAGTGAGGTTGTGCTTGTAATGTTTGTGCATGCTGATTAGCATCTTCACAATAGAATTTTACTTTAGAAACTGCGCCTGTACCTGTACGTATATCAATTAAACCATCTGAAACAGATATACCCCCTGTTGAGCCATTACCATCCATAATAATTTTACCAGTACCGTGTGGTAATAAATCAATGTTAGTATTACTTACAGTTACAATATCTCCTCCAATAGATATATCTCCTTGTACATCAAGAGTAGTAGCATTAACATCTATAGTTGTAGCAGTTAAATCTATTTCATCCGTAGCACCTAAACTTAATACTGTTGCACTAGAACCTTGAATAAACTGAGTTGCATCATTAAAACATAATTTATTTGTAGAATTAAGAGTAAGACCTGTACCATCAGTATGTGTAAGAGTAGTATCGTTGTCTTGACCAAAACCTAAAATAGAGCTATCAGTATTTAATTTTAAATCATTACCTACTGTTAAATCAACACTTACAGCTACTGCTGTTGATGCATTAAGATTAATAGTTGCTTCACCATCTATCCTAAGCACACCGTCACTTGATTGTTGAATAAAGGAAGCAGCATCACCAAATTCAATTATTTTATTAGTATTGCCTATACGTATATTAGCACCAGTAAACAGCAGTCTATCTGTTGTAGTTTCATCATAACCTATTGTAGCATCTTGAGAATCACCAAACTTAACATAATTATCATCAGCAATAAATACATTTTTAAATAAATTATTAGTAGCACCTATTTCTAAAGCCTTACTAGATGATTGTTTTATGGTATTTGCATCTACTACAACTTGTCCTGCAGGACCTATTTCTAATATTCTTCCACCTTCTCCTGCATCACCATTATGTTTATGTCCACTTGTACCGTCAAAAGCTGCGTTTAAATTTGTAAATTCTGTAGTAAAATCTTGCGCTCGGATAATACTACCTGATTGAATGTTGCCCCCTGAGCCAAATGTATATGAATTTCCCATGTTATCTTCTTTCGTTAATTGCGTACTCTATAGTCGCTGAGTCTAATGAAAATGGAGGATTAGTATCCTCACTTATTACTTTAAGAGCAGCTGTAAACCCTGAACCTACAAGTTGAGATTCAAACTGACTTTGTGTTGAACCTGAGCCATAAGTAGCAGTATTAAAAACTGCTGAAGGATTATCGTAAAAAAACGCATTTTCAGCCGCACTTGAAAAACTTATAGAACTAGGTTGAAAATTTGAATCTTTTTCAAAGTCTAATTTTAAATCTACTGTAGTGTCTAAACTTCCTACAGGGTCAGTATATAATATTAGTTTATAAAAAGTTTTTCTCATTCTTGGGTCTGTAATAGGAAAAAAAGGAGATTGGAATGTTGCAGTTATATTACTGCCATCAAAAGAATTTCCTGATTCTAATCTATATACATAACCATTGTCATTAGCAAAATGAATAAATTCAGTTCCATCTTCCAATGAACTATGTGCTACTAATGCATTTATTCCTCTTGTTTCTCCCCAAGCCATTCCTTCACCGCCTTGAAGAGCAAACTGCGTACCTAGTATACCTAAAGCACCTGCATCAGAAAAACCTGCATTATATCCAAATATTCTATATTGACTTTTGTCTCGTATAGTTATACTTGAAAAACTTGTGGAGTTTGCAATAAAACTAGCAAACTCTGACTGAATATTTTTAGATACTACTGCTAAACTAAAGTCACCTATTCTTTCGGTAGCACCTAACAGCCTTAAACCATCGGCTGCTAAAAACATTATATCTGCACCTACTTCTTGAACAGTGTCTGCAGCAACAGCTCCTAAATCATTAGATATAGGTAATACAGCAAAAGTATCAGTAGTGTTACCTGTAAGTTTTTGTATACTATTTTCTGTAAATATAATTAACTGTTCTCTAAAACTTATAAAATCATTTATAGTTTCATCAAAAGTAAAAGAAGTACTTCCTGAAAAATTATCACTTGTAGCACTTGCAGTCGCTGTACAGATAATTTTATTTTCAATAGCGACAAATAATCTGTCTAAATGTACAGTTACAAAATCAGCACCTGTAAAATCACTTGCAAGACTTGTTTGCTGTGTTAACGCAGTTCCTGTAAAAATATAAGGTTTTGCATTCCCATCAACAATAAATAATTTACTAGTGCCTGTAAAGTTATATTCTGCAAACCTAACTCTTCCTGAACCACTTATATTTACACCAGTACTACTAAAACTTCCATTGTCTGTTAACTGAGTCCAACCACTTCCTGATGAACGATATAAATGAGTTCCTCTAGCAATTATTACAGCACCTCCAAAACGAGTAATGCCTCTTATATTTCCACTTCCTGCTACTTGATTAGTATCAAATTTAGAGTAGCCTTCTATTTTTCTATAGCCACCTTCAACAGAGGGTTCAAAGTTTTGTAATATAGAAGCACTTCCTGGACTGTTAACACCCTGCTGTAAGGGACTTTGGTTTGTTAATAACCCACCTCTAAACTCTATAGGAAATGTTTGCCATGAATCTGCCATATTAGTATGCTCTTATAGTTTTACATATTTTTTAGCAAAAGTCAAGTAATAACTGTAGAAGTTAAAGAACCACTTGTACTTCTGCTAACAGCTGTTGACCGAATGTAGTCGTATCTATTAATTAATAAACTACGCATGTGCTTTATGCCCTCTGCAAATTTTTCTTTAGCTATTATAGCATCTTGAGAATTTCCCCTAAATAGATATGCATAATGCATTGCTCCATCAACTATAATGTGAGCAAATCGTTCAGGTATAGAAGGAACATCTGTAGCATTTTCTAAATCTACTGGTATTCTATAATACTCGTATACAAGCGTATATGCTTTGTCAGGAGCAGGAACTAAACCATATTCTTGAGAGGGTGTTCTAAAAACAAAATCAGGTACTCCTGAGCTACCATTATCTTCATCATATTCATAATGTATATATTTTTCTAAATACTCTTCGTAACTTAATACTCTTAATTTTTTAGTTTGTACATTTAAGCTAGAACTTTCTTTTATTCTAAAAGTATTAACATCTAATATCTTAGAATCGTCAGGTAATCCGTACCTTAATGTATTTGCTGTAAGCACATCTTCTTGAGTAACATGGTTATAAGGCCAGTTATACTCATTTTGATTAATATAACGTATTGAAGCATTTATAGCATCTTTTGCTTGCGAATAAAATCCTATAGCTGATGCAAAATTGTTTGAAGTTAATTCTACTTCATTTAATCGCCTATTTACTTTATTAACTAATCCTAAAAAATCATATGCCATTATTTTTCCCTTATCTTTAATTTAACACTGCGTTCTGCTTGACTACCTGTGCTATCAGTAATTCTACAGAAAAACGTATACTCTACATTGTTTGTACCTAAACCTATATTAATAGTAGCTGTTTTATTATCGCTACTTTGAGTTTGAGAAACATTTTGAATACCATTTACTGTAGCACCTCCAGTAATAGTAGTTTTAACTCCACTCGCATTGTTTACAGACCACACTACACTACTTATAGTAGCACTGCCAAGAAATCTTGACCAATCCATACTATAGTCTAATTGCTCATCAGGGTCTTTATTTGGCCATCTAAAAGACATATTTTCTCCTATGCTACTCTTGCAGTTCTTTCTGCAGAAGTTGTTTGTCTAGGTATATATACTTTTCTATCTTCAAAAATTATAAAAACAGTTCTATCAGCTGATGTTGTCTGTCTTTCAACAAAAGATGTTCTATCTACACTATCTACGTTTACGGTTCTATCAGATGATGTAGTTTGTCTAGGTACGTATACCGTTCGTTTTTGACTAAATGTATCTCTAACTGCATTAAAATCAAAAATTACACCTGAAGCAGTTGTACTTGTTGATATATTAGCTTTAGAAGATACTGCTGTAATTGTAAGTGAACTATCTTGTGTTACATTTACAGTATTTACATTAGTTTTAGTATTTACTGCCGTAATTGTAATTGAACTATCGTTTACTACATTTACAGTATCTATATTAGGTTCAGAGGTTATAGCCGAAGCTAAAACCGAACTATCGTTTATTACATTTACAGTATTTACATTAGTTTTAGCGTTTACTGATGAAGCTACAACCGAACCATCGTGTGTTACTGTTACTGTATTTACATTAGGTTTTACCGATAAACTTGCAGGAACAATACTTATATTTACAGTAGGTGCAGTTATATCAGGTTTAGAGTTTACTGCTGTAGCTACAACCGAGCTATCATGTATTACATTTACAGTATTTACATTAGTTTTAGAGGTTACAGCTGAAGCTACAACCGAACCATCATGTACTACATTTACAGTATTTACATTAGTTTTAGAACTTACTGCCGTAGCTATAACTGAACCATCATGTGTTACTGTTACTGTATTTACATTAGGTTTTGTACTAACACTTCCTACTATAAATAAACCATCATTAACGACAGTTAAAGTGTTTACATTTGGTTTTGTAGAAACGCTATCTAAAACAACAGAAGATATTACACCTTCAGACGAAAACTGAGTGGATGAAAATGGATTGGTACTAAACATACTTTAACTTTCTATTTCTAAAGGTACGTCAAATATTCTTTTTTTTATTGGGTCATACCATTGTGTGCTTCTAGTATAAACTACCCAATCAGTACCATTCCAAACACAAACATGCGTTTCATCGTTATAGTTTGGGTATATATCGGTAAACGCATACCCAGCATCTTTTAATTCCTCTTCTGTAAAACTTTCTTTGTCTGTTCTTGTATTGCCATTTGATAACCTTATTCTATTTGGTATTTCATCCCATGTTACAGGATATTTTTCTTGATAGGAATAATAATAATTATATTTAAAATCCTGTGACATTTTAATTAATACCTATCCATAGTGCATCATCTACATTAACACTACTTGTCATACTGTTAGGGATTGTTATAGCATGCACAACTTTTATTTTATTGCCTGCTGAAAAAGTGTAAGATGGGCTTCTTGCAACTACATGAGAATATCTAGTTGCTCCACTTACTTCACCATAAATAAAATAAGTACCAGAACTTTGAGCTACTGTACCATTTCCTACAGGATAATTAGTATTACTAGATGAAATACCGTCTGCCATTCCTGTATAAGAACTACCAGTGTTACTTCTTAAACCTACTCTATATACATTAGCGGTTGTGGTTAGGCTTGAATAAGAATAAGCCGCTGCTTGAGTTGGAGTAAGATAACTACTTAGCAAACTACTACTACCGTTAGTACGTGTTGTTACTGTTTCCCAACTTTGAGCAGACCCTGAAAAATTCCAAGTTTGTTGTACTACATCAGAAGAACTTAATACTTGTACTGCAGCTATACAAATGTCATTAAAGTATGTTGTTGCTGTATTACATTTCAAAGCAATATAAATTCTTTTACTGCCACTAGAGTCTACCTGAATCTCTCCAACGTCATATGCACCAGTATAATCACTTGTAGTAGAGTCAACAATATACCTATTAGAAATTTCATAAAATGCACTCTCGATGTCAGTACCTGCTACGCCAACTGCATCAGTTACAGTTATATTACTAGATTCAATAACCACAGGTCCTGAAGTGCTTCCTGTCCTTATTTCTAATTTAAACACATTACTTTCTGCATCCCCTGGAGATACTTCTGCTACTAATGAAAATGTAAGAGTAGTTGAATTATTAGTTGTAGTAAATGAACCATCTACACCACCATCGTTTGGCGAACCATCAAAATCAGCATCTACCATAGTAGTGCCTGAAACCGTAGCTATTGTATAATATAAAGTACTGCCATTTGCAACATGTTCTGTAACAAGTGTAAATGTCATAGAGTTTCCCTCTACAACAGTTGTTACAGAAGGAGTAAGAGAGACATACAGTGAAGCTCTAG